AGAGTATTCTGTCTCTCCTGGTGGTCTGATAAGTACCCTGATTTCTGCATTCAATTCAAAGAGTGGATTCAGTGTGGGGTCAACAGCGAATCCTGATAGCACGATAGACGCTGTTCCTACTTCCAGCGTTGGCAAGATACTCTGATTGACACTGAACCCACGGTCTATATCAACTGACACTACACCACAAGTTAGTGGGTGCCATGTTGGAGAGAGGTCACCAAGCAGTGCTGGTCCTCCCAATTTGCTCTGTCCAATGATAAAAGATGTTGAACCATACAGCTCAATCTTTACATCCTCATCTATTCTGAATGTCATTAGTTGCTAAACACCTTCTTGCCAGTCTTCTTTTCATATGCCTTAATCTCAGCAATGATTTGCTGTGGGGTAATGTTAGGATTAGCAATACTAATGTTATAGGTATTCCCCTTACCTGCAGCAATTGTTTTATTCAAGCCATTGATGGCATTTTGTAGTCCTGAAGTAGATGTGCCAGTAATGGCAATATTACCAGCAGCACCTACAGCAGCACCTGAGCTTGCAAGGTCTTTACGCAATCCTAAGAATTCATTCAAGCTACCCGAAGTTAAAAGGTCCCTGGCTGCAGCAGAACCAGCAAGAGGTCCTAGTCCAATTAGTTCGTCAATCAGGGCAGCGTCTGCACCCTTCTTACGAAGTTCAATAATGTCTTTAGAGAATGTCTTTACAGCATCCTTGATACGCTTCATCTGAGCAATTACCTTGCTTGTGCTAAATCTAGCACTGAAGCCATTTGTGATAACACCAAATGATAGTCCCACAGCGTCTCTGAAGCTCTCTGAGGCGTTTTTAATTCTAGCCTTAGCTTCTTCCAAAGTTGTCTGCAACTTGGCTACAATAGCCTTTACACGCTTCTGGAAAGGTGTATCTCCTGTACCACCAGGACCTGGGTCTTCTTCTAGGTCATCAGCTGCATTTCTAAGTCTGTTAAACCTGTTAGTCTCTCCAGAATTACTAAAAGGCTTGTTGGTTGTAGTAGTTGTAGAAGTTGTATCTCTGTCACCTTCACCAAGGTTGCCAATTCCTAGCAAGCTTCTTAGTGCTCCAAGCTCTCTATCAGCAAACTTAATGAAGTTGCTTAGTGGGGTAATCAGATACTGGTCTACCCACTTGCCAAATGGACTGTTCTTGATAGCGTCTGGAAGAGTCTTTACAAGGAAAGTAACAAGCTTGCTAAGTCCAGGTAATACATTAGATATCTTAGCAGCAAGCTCTATAAATGGATTAGCTACTTTTTCACCATTTTTGCCTGTTCCCCTAAACAATCCCTTGAATGCAACCTCAGCAAGGTCAATTATTGCCTTTCCAAAATCTTTAATTGGCTTAATAACCTTAGCAATTGCTCCAAACAGTCCTCTAAAAATTAGAATTGCAAAGTCTATTGTCTTTGTAAGTGGTACAAAGAATGACAAGACATAACCAATTCCTTCTCCCAGACCTGACTGCAATAGTCTTCCTACGTTACCTGCTGCCTCTCCAAGGAATCTTAGGAAGCCACCAACACCATCAACCTTTACACCAAAGATTTCTAGGAAGCCAAATAGACCGTTAAAGATACCGTCAAGGACTGCACCTACACCCTTGGCAAACTCAATAAGACCTTCAATAAGAACCTTTACATCAGAGAATGCGTCAATGAATGGCTTGAGTGGATTGTCTTCTGATATGTTTCCTGATACAACTTCTGTCAGTGCTTCAATACCCTTGGTTACCTGAGTACCAAAGTTAACTGCTGAATTACCAGCATTGTCAAATGCCTGCTTTACCCTAGTGTTAATTGCATCTGCAAGGGCATCAATCTTAGGTAGGTTGTCATCAATAAAGGTTGCAATGCTGCCTAGGGCAGGTAGGAAGGCAGCACCAATAGTTTCTTTTACCTCATCAAAGGCAATCTTAAGTCTGTTGTAAGGGTCTAGGTTGTTTGCTGCAGCAGCTGCACCTTTGAATTGCTTTTCTAGGTCAGCTACAAAGTCTGTGGAGTTTCTAATGGAAGGAATAAGCTTAACAAGGCTAGCAGTGTTGCCATTCAATGCCCTGGACAATGCTGTGGATACTGAATCAAGGGATTTGCCTGTCTGAGCTGAGATATCAGTAGCTAGGTTTAGTAGTCTAAATGCACGTGCTGTGTCTCTAGTAGACCTAATTAGTTTGGCATAAGCAGGACGTAGTTCATCATCTACAACACCTGTGGCTGTCTGTACCTGACTAATCTGTTCTTCCACAGAGGCAACAACAGCATCAGAAGCACCAACGGTATTCCTGAGCTGCTGTGCCAATAGTGTTTGAGCTTGTACGTCTTCTACGGCTGCTTTTGTAAGGCTTGAGATGCTGTTAGTAATTGCTCTAAAGGAGATTCCAACACCAATGGTTGCTAGAGCAGCATTGATACCCCTAGAAATACTTTGGGTAGACTTCTTAAGAGAGTTGAGCTGCTTTGTAGCACCCTTGGTAGCCTTGGTAAGGTTTTTATACTCACCAAGTATCTGGACTTCTAGATTGAGGCTCAAAGCAATTCTCCTAATTCATCTTCAATGCTACTTCCACCACGCTCTTCTAAGGCTTCAACGAATGCATTAATCTCATACAATTTTAGCAGTTTGTACTCTGAAGGGGACATTTTGGTAGCTAGACAGAAATCTGCCATGCGTTTAGCAGATTTACGCCTTAGTTGTCTTTTGGGTCTGCTTCACCTGGCTGTAGTAGTTCCATTGCTTCCTTGAAGGATACCTTGCCAGCATCAGCAATAGTGTACTTCTCGTCTTCACGTCTCTTAACTACAAAGACAACTGCCTTGAGGGACTTGCCCTTGAGTGCGTTGTCATCCATTAGTGCATCAATTGGAGAACCTGAGATTTGTTCAATAGTCTCTACTTCTTCAATTGTTAGTGTTTCAAAATCAAATTTAGCCATGGTTGTTACCTTCCTTTGTATTTGTCAAGCAGTCTTTGAAGGCTATCAAAGTACGACTTGTATATCTTGTCAATCTGTGGAGTGATTGCTCTACTGAAGAATTGGTTTGGCTTGATACCCCGTCTAAACCATCCCCAGTGAATTGGATTAGCATATGGAACTCTTGCTCCACCTGCTCTTACAATTGCTTTTCTTTGCTGAGTAGCAGTTCTAATGCTACCTTTTAGCTTACCTGTCCTGACAGGCACCAGGGTTCTGGCTTCCCCAGCTACCAGTTCTGCAGCGTCTTTACCTGCTGCAGCAATCTCGTTTGCAGGAACTCCTACATCCTTAAGTGCTCTGATAGCCTGGTTCAAACCAGATACCCTGATGCTGTCTTTAGACATGATTAAGCGGTTACAACCTCAACGCCCCAGTAGATGTCGCTAGCTGGAGTGTGTACAGCGTTTGATACCTCAAGTGCTACAGAGAATGTAGCAGTCTCACCAGCAGTTAGTGCTAGTGGAGGAAGCTCGCTGAATACAACGGTTCCCTCGTAGTGAGGCTGTGTTGTAGATGCGGTTGCGTTACCGTGTGGTGCGATGGTGAATGCTACCTCAGTGCCGTAGTTGTCCCAGAGGGTGCGGTATAGCGAACCAGCTGCTCCAGAAGTAATTCCTTCTAGGGTCAGGGTCCACTGCTTACCAACAGATACCTCACAGAATGTACGAACGTCACCAGGTGCGTCACCCAATTCAAGGTTCACAGAAGTTGCGTCGCAAGCGTGGTCCGTAGTACCAATCTTGAAGACAATGTTCTGAGCCTTAATGCGTGTTGATGCAGCCATGATTTGACTCTCCTTATATCGTGATTGAAATTTCTACCTGCACACTTGTGCTGAGATATTCAGCATTGTTGTATGCAAGAGAGTATGGTTTGTCTACCCTCAGCAACCTAGCGTAGCTAGGAAGTGCTTTGAGTACACTCTCAATGAGTTGTTCCAGTGTTTCTGTAGCAGACTCATTTGTTGCTGTACCTGCCACTAGAATCAATTCTAGGGACATTACATACTCGTTACCAATGGTTTCAACTGTAATGAATGGGTTACCAGTATTGATAACCACCACTGGAGGAACAATACGCTCAGGCAAGAATGCATAGACATCTAGTCCTTCATCCTTAAGTGCCGTTGCAAATTCTTCTTTAGCCAGTGTAATTTCATTCATTAGAGTCCAACCTTTACAAATGGTAGGAGTAGTGGATATACAGCATTCATTGGGTCTTTTGCAACACGGAATGGCGAACCATCCATAGCTGCAAACTGAGCAATTCCATTGGGGGCAGAACGGCGGTGATACAGCTCTGAAGCTGCCAATAGAATAGCCTGGTCCTTGATTACAGTTGGAACAGAAGCTGTGCCAACGTAATTGTTAACCAAAGCAGTAGCAGTCTGAATACATCCTTCTTCAAAGTTGTAATCGTAATTACCGTCTACAACCTTAAATCCAACGTATTGTGCTAGCTTTACTAAATCTACCGCCATTCTGACCTCCTAGAATTAAGCTACTACTGGTACGATTGCCTCTGGTGCCTCAGTAGCAAGTGCTGCGTACTGGTAGACAGAGAAGTCACGGCTCAGGTTGATGATGTTGTCATCAGTTAGAGACACAACTGGGTTGGTGTACAAGCGGATTGCGTTAGAGTTAACGAAAGCAGCAGTGTCAGCAGCAAGAGCTGTGTCAACTGCAACAGTTAGTCCAGCGAATGAACCGCCAAGTGCTAGTGGGTTGACCTGACCAACAGTGTTTACACCGTTGTTGCCCTGTACTACTAGTAGTGGACGTCCGTCAGAAGCTTCAAGTGCCATAAGAGCCTTGAAAACATCCTTGGAGACAACTAGAGCGTCAATGTTCCAACCACGTGTCTGGAACTTGTCAGCACCCTCAACAAGAGCGTCTAGCCACTTGGTGTAAGTAGCAGCAGCAAGAGTTGGAGATGAGCCAGATAGACCCATGTCAATGATTGCAGAACCACCAGTGGTCTTGTGAGCAGCGAACTGAGTGTTGAATCCACCACGAACGAAGCCGTTTAGGTTGTTAGCAACTGCAACTGCCATTGCTCGCATGTGTGCGTCAAGGAAGTTAACAGAAGAACGCTCAATTGCCTGACGAGACAAGGTGGTGTATCCACCGAAAGTCTTAACAGGTGCAGTAGCGGTTGTTAGAGTTACCTCACCATATCCTAGGTCATCGCCTTCAGCTTCCTGCTCGTCAACTGCAACAGAGTTGGTAGCAAGCTTTGCGTACTCTAGTACGTTGCCTGAAGCTGGTAGGACACCAGTAGCCATAAGACCACGGACACCAATTGGGGAGTCCACGATACGGGTTAGGTCACCAATAAAGGTGTTTAGCATTACAGAATTGTCAGTAGTGTTACCAGCATAGGTACGGATAGTTGCCTCATCGCCTGCAGCGATAGCCTTCATAACCTGACCAGCAGAACGGGTGTCTACAGTCTGGCTAGGGGTAGCAACCTGCACTCCAGCCTCTACGGCACGGCGTAGCTCTGCTACCTCATCCTGAACACTACGAACAGCAAACTCAATGTTTGCGTTGTCGTTAATTGATTCCATTTGAATCTCCTTTGTGTTGTTTAGGGTTTCCTCACGTACAGCGAGGATTTCCGCATCAGAGTAAGCAGGTTGCTCAACTACTGATACTTCTCTTAGCGATACCATTTTGCGTACAACGGTATTTCCGTCACGCTCAGATTCTACTGGGACAAATCCCACGCTAAACTTGTTTAGTACACCGTCACGAATGAGGGTGTATACGTCGTTGCCTTGGGAGGTTTCGCTAATCTTAGCACGGATGTAAAAACCATCCTCTGCATTACGACCTTCAATAACCTTACCAATTGGCAAACCTTCATGTCCAAACTTCAGCTTCACTTCTGATACATCATCAGAAATAGAGTCCTTAGCAAATCTTTCTACGTATGCACCAACGTTGGTTTCTACACCATACGGTACTGCAATACCCTCAATGATTCGCTCTTCATCATTCTCAGCACGAAGTTCTATGTGTCTAATTTCTAGTTCTGACATTAGATACCTTCCTTTACCCTGATTTCCTCAGGAGTCATCCAGCCACCTGCAACAGCAACAGCATATGCATCGTAGCGAGCTTTGAGGTCAGCCTTAAACAGACCTTCGTAGTCAAACTTAACTCTAGTGCCTCTTGGCAAGCAATTTGTCATTGCGTCCTCAATAACATCCAGATATGCCATCAATGTGTGGCGATAGAATACCTGGTTCTCTTCAGTTAGATTTGAATAGGTGTCTGAGGTACCGTCTACACCTGTTAGGAGCAAACGAGCAGGGACACCAAACAGTCTTGCAATGGACTGTACCATCTGGGACTGTACTTCTGTGAATAGTGCATCTTTTGGAGATAGAGCAATTGGGTCATAGTCAAAACCATTACCAACTACCGCAATCTGACGGTTAGACTGCTTTTCGTGCCAGCGAGATGTAATCTCGTCAGCCTGGTCAGCAGTAAGCATCTGGTTGGTCTTTAGTAGACCAGTTGGGATACCTGCATTCTGGAACCAGGTAGAAGCATACTTACGTAGGTCAAGAGCAGCAGCAATGTCATCCTTACAGGTCTGGATAGGACCTACACCACGTAGAACACCAGGAACAGAGAACAACTTGATGTGTTCCATTTCCTTGGAGGTAACAGTAACCATGTCAGTGTGTGGGTAAGTAGTAGTGATGTAGTAGTCATATAGCTTCTGACCAAATGCATCTTCTCTTACCTGTACATTCTTTGATGGGATAAGTCTGATGGAGTTGATTGATGTACCGTTGGAATTAAAGGTCTTGTGCCAGAAGGCT